ACGGGGACGAAGGGCGACGGCACCGCCAACACCCCGCCGAAGGTCATCGACGGGGGCAAGAACCCGCTCGCGGATCTCGCCATCTGGTCGGGATCTGTCGGCAGCATCCGCGCATGGGCTTTCCCGGCCGTCGACCCGGAAGGCAAGGGCGGCATCAGCCTGATCCTCGACACCGTCCAGGTGACCAAGCCGATCTACGGCGACGGCGGCCTCGACGATTTCGACCTCGACGACAGCGCGCCGAAGGGCGACTTCGACGACTTCGGCCCGACGCCTGCACCGGCCGCCGCTCCCGCCCGCGTGCAAGAGCCGTCGAAGCCCATCAACGAGGTGCTGGGGGACGACATCCCGTTCTGACAAAAGAAGGCCCCGGTCGCGGGGAGGATCGCGGCCGGGGCCAGGCAACACGACAGACAAGACAATGCGAACGGGAGAGATCCGCATGCACAAGATAGAGTATGCCGCACGGGCTGGCAACACTACACATAGGTCGGCATGATGCGGCCGTCGTTCCTCTTGGCGCACGGCGCGCGGAATACCCTCATCAACAACCCCGGCGCCGAATACGACGGCATCGATTTCCTCGGCATCATGCACCGCGTACGCATGCCGACGGCCGCCGACAAGACCGACGCCGACTTCATCATCCCGTCGCTCTACCGCAAGCACGACGGCAGATCCCACGAGACACAGCGCAGGCTCGGCCAATACCGCATGCTCGTCCTCGACATCGACGAAGGCCACCCGTCGAAGGCCGATGTCCTCGACGCCGTCCACGACATCCTGGGTCGATGCGCCACCATCATCTATTCGTCCGCCTCGTCGACCCGAGCCGAACCCAAGTGGCGCGTCCTCATCCCGATCAAGCAGACGCTGACCGGCGCGGAATACGAGGAGACGCAGGCCACACTCTTCGACCTCATGGCGACCAAGGGCATCAAATGCGACCCGGCGCTGGCCCGCTGCGGGCAACCCGTCTTCCTGCCCAACATCCCCGCCGACCGTAGGAAAGCGAACGGCGATCCGCTTTATTACGAGAACGTCGTCATTAAAGACAAAACCTTCGACCTCGAGGGCAGCCGCGTCGAGGTCGAGATGCACGCCCGCCAACAGCGCGAGCAGCTCGCCGCCGAACAGGCCGCCGCCGATCGACAGGCCCGCGAACAGGAGCGCGCGCAACGCAGGCTCTCCCAGCCGCAGGAACTCGACCCCGTCGAAGAGTTCAACACCCGCCACGCCATCGCCGACCTGCTGGAGAAATACGGCTACGACCGGCGCGGAGCATCCTCACACTACCGCTCGCCCATGCAGACATCAGGCTCATACGCCACGCGAGACTACGGCACCCATTGGGTCAGCCTGTCGGCCACCGACGCGGCCAACGGTCTCGGGCGCGCAAAAACCCTCGGCCCGCACAGCTACACATGGGGCGACGCCTTCGACCTCTTCGCCTATTTCGAGCACGGGGGCGACATGAAGGCTGCGGTCCGGGCATACGGCGCGGAACTCCGCGCGCAGGCCCTCCTGCCAGCCCCTCAGCAGCCCGCTGACGGCCTCGACGACTTCGACATGGTGCCGACACCCGTCGACGAAGATGCGGCTGCTCCGGCGGTTCCAGAGGCTCCCGTCGCCGAGGACGACATCCCCGCCGCCGACCCGCCGTCCGAGCCGAAGGAATGGCCGACGCCCCTCGACACCTTCGACGCCAGCCAGATCCCACGCCGGCAGTGGATCTACGGTTTCGACTACATCCGCCAATACGTCAGTGTGCTCGCCTCCGCCGGCGGCATCGGAAAGACCAGCCTGATTACCGTCGAAGCCATCGCCATCGCCACAGGCCGCGATCTCCTGAACACCAAGGTCAAAGAGCAGGCCAACGTCTGGATCATCAACCTCGAAGATCCCGTCAGCGAAATGCACATGCGCGCGCTCGCCGCCATGAAACACTACGGCATCAAACCCGCCGACGTGCGCGGCCGACTCTTCGTCGACGGCGAAGACACCTTCGAACTCACGCTCGCCGCCGAAACACGCGACGGCCTGATCAAAAACGACGCCATGCTCGACGCCATGATCGAACGCATCAAGCGCCTGTCGATCGGCGTCGTCATCTTCGATCCCTTCGTCAGCACACACCTCGTCAACGAGAACTCCAACGGCAGCATCCAGGCCGTCGTCGCCATGCTGCGGAGACTGGCCCGCGAGACCGCCGCCTCCGTCATGCTCGTGCACCACGTCCGCAAAGGCAACGGAGACGACGCGTCCGTCGACAGCATCAGAGGGGCAGGCGCACTCATCGGTGCCGCCCGCGCCGCCCGCGTCGTAAACCGTGTAGCCGAGGACGACGCCCTCAAGCTCGGCGTAGACGAGGCCGACGCACGCTCGATCTTCCGCGTCGACGATGGCAAAGCCAATCTTGCACCGCCCGCGCACGCCGCCGTCTACCGCCGCATGATCCCCGTCGAAATCGATAACGGCGAGTGGATCGGCGTCTGCGTCCCGTACGAGATGCCAAACGCCTTCGACGGCGTGTCGGCCAAGGATGCACGGGCCGTACAAGATGCGGTCGACGCGGCCATCGCGGCAGGCAAGCCGTTCAGAGACAGCCAGCAATCAGCCGAATGGATCGGAATTAAGGTGGCCGAATTGCTTGATTGGGATATCGAGGACAAAGCGGTAAAAGGAAAGGTCGTCTCCATTATTCGGGAGTGGAAAAAGACCGGCGTGCTGGTCGTTGAAAAGATGCACCTGGGCAGGCGTGGCAGAGAAGTCCCAGTCATCGCGGTCGGCGAGCGCGTCAGGCTCGGTGAGCTGTAGTGATGAGGTTCCCCACCTGTGGTTTTCTGGGTGGGGAATAGTGGGGATGGTGGGGCATCCGTAGGCCACACCACTTTCCCCACCACTACAACCCCCCCTTTAGGGGGGGGTGGTGGGGAGGTGAGGCAGGATGCCAATGGTCCCCACTTGCAGGTGGGGTTGTTAGGTGGGGTGAGGACGATGGCGAAGACAGGATCACGTAGGCCGCCCGAGTACAGCCGCAAGCACGATCGCATCCTGCACAGGGCGGCGACGGCGAAAGAAATTGAATGCGATTTGATATTGGCACCGCTGCAAAAGGAATTGGAGAGGCTCGATGGCAAATATGGATACGATCGCTTGCCGAAATTGATCTCGGTCGAGACGGCGGCCAGATGGGGCAAGGCATGCGCCGGCCTGCACGATGCCGTCGGCGCGCAGGATGCCGACAAGGTCAAAGCCTGGGTGATCGTATGCCTGCGCGGGTTGGCCGCGATGGACGCCGAGGCTGCGGTCGATCCGACCAACATCATGCCGCCCGACATCTGGGACTGCCACGATGACGAGGGCAGCTTCTGCATCATCCGCGACGGCAGCAGGCACCAGCAGGCCAGCAAGCTCAGACCAGGCCGACGGATCTACACAACCCGCGAGGTGGCCGTCGCACTGAGGCAAATGCAGACGGCCGTGGTCGACAGCGTCAAGGATCTGTGGGCCGGGGCAGAGATCGTCGGCGTGCGGAAGATCGAGGGCGAACAGTTCGACGACGACCTCGACGCGGTGTTTGCGTCTCAGACGCGATGAGAGGGCCGGTAGACGGGCATGTCGATGCGGCGGGCCTCGAGGTAGCGGGCAGGCAAGATGGCCGTCAGCGGGCCGCTGAGAGGGCGGGAGAATGTGTATACCAATCACACTGCGTCGACCTGCTCCCGCGCGAGGTGGCGTCGGTCGGCATGCCGTCGGCGCATGGCTCGATGCGCGTCAGCGGTATCCTGCTACCTTTCGAGCCATGCGTTATCCGCAATCCTAGTAAGCCATTGAAATCATTGAGGGCGAAAGTAACATAATGCACATTATCGGATTCTGCGGGGCGCAGGCCCCCGTTTTCGGGGCCGCCGACCCCCACCCCCCGCCAAACACCCGTGCGCCGCTAGGAGCGTATATTCCCCCTGGTATGGATCCACACACATCTTCATCCGCCCCCTCTGTCTTCCCAAGTATACCTGACTCCTGCTATGGTTCGCATCGGAGGTGCCTGTGATGCCGTCATCGAAAAAGCCTGCTGGCAAGGTCGTCGGCCCTGATTACTCGCTGCCTGCCCTGACGAAGAAGGCTCCCGTCCGCATCACGCCGCAACTGATGCGTTACATCTCTGACGAGATGGCGATCGGCCGTAATCTGCTGGACATACTGGGTGAGCCGGAGATGCCGAGTTATGCTGGCGTGATGCAGGCGGTGGCGGCGCATGAGGAGTTGTACAAGATCTATCGGCATGGGCGCGTGCGGCAGGCTGAATATCTGGCCGACCGTGCGACGAAGCTGGCGAGTGACCCGCTGCCGACGCATGATTCCCTGGGTCGACCGATGGACACGCGGTGGCTGAATGCGGAGATGCAGCGTCGGAAGCTGGAGTTGGAGACGATTCGGTGGACGATGACGAAGCTGTCGCCCAATGGGATACGGGATCGGCAGGAGGACAAGCCGCAGCATCAGGCGATGACGATTTCGTGGGCTGGCGGCGAGGTTGAGGTGAGGGCGGCGGAGTGAACCTGAGCGTTCAGTTGCAGGCGATGCAGGGTGACCTGGACGATGCCATCGAGCGGGAGGATTTCGAGGAGGCGTTGGAGATCTCGCTGCTGATCTTGGACATCTATGAGACGCTGCTCGAGCAGATGGGCGTGATGAAGATCATCAACCGGGCGATTCACTGATGCAGGTTGTCATCCCGTACACGCCTCGATCGTTGCAGTTGCGGCTGCACAACGAGATGTCGAAGCGGCGGTGGGGTGTGGTTGTCTGCCATCGGCGGTTTGGCAAGACGGTGTGGGCGATCAACCATATTCTGCGCGATGCGTTCATGTGCGCCAAGAGCAATCCCCGGTTTGCGTACATGGCCCCGACGTATCGGCAGGCGAAGAATGTGGCGTGGGATTATCTCAAGCAGTTCGCGGGTGCGGTGCCTGGGGTCAAGTTCCACGAGACGGAGTTGAGGTGCGATCTGCCGAACGGGGCCAGGATCAGCCTGCTGGGTGCGGAGAATCCGGATAGCTTGCGGGGTATCTATCTAGACGGCTGCGTGATGGACGAGGTTGCGGACATGCCGGAGAGTGTGTTCCCCGAGGTCATTCGGCCTGCTTTGTCGGATCGCGGCGGCTGGTGTATTTTCGTGGGCACGCCGAAGGGTCAGAACATGTTCTACGACCTGTATGAGCAGGCGACGGGGGACGAGGACTGGCTGGCGGCGGTTTACCGTGCGAGCGAGACGGGGATCTTGCCGGAGGAAGAGCTGGAGGCTGCGCGTCGGATGATGACGCCGGACCAGTATGCGCAAGAGTTCGAGTGCTCGTGGGCGGCGAACATACCGGGTGCGATCTATGGCAAGGAGTTGGAGACGCTGACGGCGTCTGGGCGCGTGACGAAGGTTCCGTATGATCCGAGCTTCCGGGTTGATACATGGTGGGATCTGGGTGTCGGGGACAGCACGGCGATCTGGTTTACGCAGAGTGTGGGGCGTTCGCTGCATGTGATCGACTTCTACGAGGCCCGTGGCGAGGGGCTGCCGCATTACTGCAAGGTGCTGACGGAGCGGCGGTATCTCTACGGGACGCACAATGCGCCGCATGACATCGAGGTTCGTGAGCTGGGGTCTGGGAAGAGTCGGCGCGAGGTTG